ACATTACTCTGAACAAGGGAGAGTGGAATAGTCGTTTTCTAGACCAGCTCTTTCAGTTTCCTGACCCTTTGACCCATGATGACTTGGTGGACGCACTAGCGTACATTGACCAATTGGCTAACGTAGCGTATGACTATGACTACGAAATAGAAGACCATGATATTTTAGACGTGGTAGCAGGATACTAATATGGCAGAATTTTACGAACAAGATCCACTTTTAGTTGAAGAAACGATTGAAGACTGGGTCATAACCAAATGTGAGGACTGGCGTGACTATTACGAGTCAAATTATGAAGGAAGGTTTGAAGAGTATTATAGACTCTGGCGTGGTATATGGGATCCTGCAGACAGTGACCGTAAGTCTGAGCGTTCCCGTATTATTTCTCCTGCACTTCAGCAAGCTGTCGAGTCTAATGTTGCTGAGTTAGAAGAAGCTACGTTTGGTCGTGGTAAGTGGTTTGATGTTAGTGACAACTTAGGTGATACGCAAAAGGAAGATGTACTATTCCTGCGTAACAAACTAACTGAAGACTTTGAAAACTGCATGGTACGTAAGTCTGTTGCAGAGTGTCTTATCAATGCTGCTGTATTTGGTACAGGTGTTGGTGAGATTGTTATTGAAGAAATGAAAGAGATGACGCCCGGTACGCAACCTGTTATGGGTGGTGATTTGCAAGCAGTAGGTGTAAATGTTACTGACCGTGTTGTTGTTAAGCTTAAGCCTGTACTACCTCAGAACTTCCTGATTGATCCTGTAGCTACGTCTGTAGATGACGCTATGGGTGTGGCTGTAGATGAGTTTGTAAGCAAGCACCATGTAGAACTGTTACAAGAACAAGGTGTTTATCGTGACGTGTATGTTGGTTCTGCTGCTCCTGACACTGACCTTGAGCCTGACCAAGACATAACAATTTACAACGATGACAAGGTTCGTCTTACTAAGTACTATGGTCTAGTGCCACGAGAGCTTCTAGAATCCGCTCTGAGCGACGATGACGAAGAAGAGGTAGAAGGAGAAGGGGAAGAAGGTTCACGTTACGTAGAGGCCGTTGTAATCATTGCTAACGGTGGTATTTTACTTAAGGCAGAAGCTAATCCTTACATGATGGAAGACCGTCCTATTGTTGCGTTTCCTTGGGACGTAGTACCCGGACGCTTCTGGGGTCGTGGTGTATGTGAAAAAGGTTACAATTCACAAAAAGCACTTGACACTGAACTACGCGCTAGAATCGACGCTCTAAGCCTGACTATTCACCCCATGATGGCTATTGATGCTACTCGTCTACCACGTGGTGCAAAGCCAGAAGTACGGCCCGGTAAGATGATCCTAACCAACGGAGACCCACGTGAAGTACTTCAACCGTTCAACTTTGGTCAAGTTAGTCAAATCACTTTTGCTCAGGCAGGAGCCTTGCAGCAGATGGTACAACAAGCAACAGGAGCCGTTGACTCAGCAGGAATCGCAGGCTCTGTTAATGGCGAGAGTACTGCCGCTGGGATTAGTATGTCTCTTGGCGCTATTATTAAACGTCATAAACGCACTCTGATTAACTTCCAACAGTCTTTCTTGATTCCGTTTGTTAAGAAAGCAGCGTATCGTTACATGCAGTTTGACCCTGAGAACTATCCAGTGGCTGACTACAAGTTTAACGCAAGCAGCACTTTAGGTATTATTGCAAGAGAGTACGAAGTAACTCAGCTCGTACAGTTGCTACAGACTATGGGTAAAGACTCACCGTTGTACAACACATTGATTCAGTCTGTTGTTGACAACATGAACTTGTCTAACCGTGAAGAACTAGTTGCTGCTTTGTCTCAGGCTTCACAACCTAACCCTCAAGCTCAACAGATGCAACAACAAATACAACAATTGCAGATGCAGTTCCAGCAGTCTCAGACGCAAGCGTTGTCTGCTCAGGCGCAAGAGTCACAAGCACGAGCTGCTAAGTTGGCTGCTGAAGCTCAGGCTGTACCTATGGAACTTGAGATTGACCGTATTAACGCCGTTACTAGAAACCTTAAAGAAGGTGACGCAGAAGATAAAGAGTTTGAGCGACGTATGAAAGTTGCTGATACTCTCCTTAAAGAAAGACAAATAGAAGGTAAAACCAATGTTAACAGACCACGAACTGAGACTACTCCTGCAGAGAGTCAACAACGAATTTCAGGGAACTTTCCAACGAATAACGGAACTGGAACGCAAGGTGGAGGAGCTGTCTAATGCCCAAGAGCAAAGACCCAAAACTAGCACGAGCAGGGGTAAGCGGGTACAACAAACCGAAGCGGACGCCTAGTCACCCTACTAAAAAGTTTGTAGTAGTTGCCAAGGACGGTGACAAGACTAAGACTATACGGTTTGGCGATGCAAAGATGACCATTAAGAAAGATCAACCTGCACGTCGTAAGTCGTTTAGAGCGCGTCACAAGTGTGATACAAACCCACCTAGTAAACTAACGGCACGCTACTGGTCGTGTAAGAAGTGGTGAGTAGATGGCTAAAGGTGTAAAACATTACAAACGTGATGGCACTGAATATACAGGTGGCACACATAAGATGCCTGATGGGTCGCTTCATTCAGGTAAAACTCATGGAAAAACATCAGTACCACTTTTCCATTTTGATGATTTGTCTAAGACAGCAAAGGAGAAAGCTATGCCCGGTTATGGAATGAAAACAATGAAGCCAAAGAAAAAGAAGCCTGCTATGCCTGTACGCGGTCAACGCACAATGACTAACAAGAAAAACAAAAAGAAGTAGTCATGGCTAAAGCAAAACCTAAAAAGTCTGGACCTACTCCTAAAAATAAGGCGTTGTATTCTAGAGTTAAATCAGAAGCTAAACGTAAGTTTGACGTATGGCCTTCTGCGTATGCTTCGGCATGGTTGACTCGTGAGTACAAGAAACGTGGTGGTACTTATGGCTAAAGGCGGTCTTAAGAAATGGTTTGACGAAGAATGGGTTGACGTTAAAACTGGCAAGAAATGTGGTCGTAAGTCTGCTAAAAATAGTAAACGTCCGTACCCTTCCTGTAGACCTAAAGCTGTTGCAGCTAAGATGACTGCAGCAGAAAAAAAGTCATCAGCTAAACGCAAAACAGGACCAGCTAAAATTAAACACGCAGTCACAGCTTCAGGACGTAGAAGAAAGACTACAAAAAAAGCTTGACACCAAACAAAAAACATGATATACTATTAGTATATACAGAAACTTTAGAGGAAACTATGACACCCGAGCTTGAAACATACTTTAACAATTACAATGAATTGTTTAATCACGAAGGTTTCAAACAACTCGTTACTGAACTTTCCAATAACGCAACACAGTTAGCAGATATACAAACAGTTAAAGATCAGGAAGACTTATACTTTCGTAAAGGTCAAGTAGCTGCTTTTGCTACTGTTATTAATCTACAAGGTACTATTGAAGCTGCTCGTGATCAAGCTGAAGCAGAAGACGAAGAGCCTATAGATGTTTAAAATATATGACTTTCGTTGTACTAACGGACATGTCTTTGAAGATTTTGTAAAGAGTGGTACTACAACCAGTAGGTGCGGTTGCGGTGCTAACGCTACAAAAATGGTATCTGCCCCGTCTTTCCACCTTGAAGGTGCTTCCGGAGATTTTCCCGGTAGTCACATGAAGTGGGTTAGGGAACACGAAAAAGCAGGTAAAAAATCCTCTCCATAATGATTATAATCACGGAGTTTAATTATGTCAAGAGCTATGATGCTTGATCCACAACCTGAAGAGGACAATGTGGACGCCATTGAAAACGAAGTAGATGAGATTCAACAAGAAGAAGAAGTTGAGCAACCTCAAGCCGAAGAACAAAGTTTACCCGATAAGTACCAAGGTAAGTCTTTAGAAGAAGTAGTACAGATGCACCAAGAAGCTGAGAAGCTTTTAGGTCGTCAGTCTTCTGAAGTAGGCGAACTTCGTAGGGTAGTTGATGATTATATTTCTAGTCAACAACAACCAACAGCACCTCAACAACAACACGTTGAGCCTGAAGACGATATAGACTATTTTACAGATCCTCAAGGTGCAGTCAATCGTGCTATTGAGAATCACCCTAAGATTAGAGAAGCGCAGCAGTACACTGAGCAGTACAAGAAGCAGTCGTCACTTGCCACCCTTCAAGCTAAACATCCAGATATGCAAGACATTCTTAGTGACCCTAAGTTTGCAGAATGGATTAAGGCATCTAAGATTAGGACTCAGTTGTTTGTAGCGGCTGACCAACAGTATGATGCTGACTCTGCTGATGAACTGTTTTCACTCTGGAAAGAACGTAAGACAGTTGCTCAGCAAACCGCCAATGTTGAAAAACAGGCACGTAAGCAATCACTAAAGGCAGCTAATACAGGCAATGCACGAGGCAGTGCTGAGGGATCACGTAAGAAGGTATATCGCAGGGCCGACATTATTAAACTAATGAAGAATGACCCTGACCGTTATCAAGCTTT